TTCTTGGCTTGCATTAAAGACTGAGTAACACGAGTACTTATTAATAAACCATCAGAATTAATAAAATAAGCTTCATCTACTAAACCATCTTTAATAATTGCATAAGGAACTCTTGCTGCACATAGATAGGGTTTATGTTCTGTAAAGCTAAATAGTATTATTTGAGAATAGTTTTTATAGTGTTTTATATCTTTTAGACTACAAGCACAGTAAGAAAGTACAGTATCAACGTGTTCAGTTAAACACTGAATAACTAAGAAAGGTTGCATAATTTAGCCTGTGATTTTAAGTAATTGGTTTAGCTTAAATAGTTCTTCTTGTTGAATCCAATTAATGTCTTTAGCATTAAGGGTAATATTAAGAAATAGTTTACCTTCTGGGTTTAATACCCAATGTATTTTTGGGGTATTTCTTGCATATACACGACTAAGTACAAAGGGGATATTTTGAATATATAAGCAAGTTTTAATATAAGACAGCGCATCATAATTCATGTACACATAAGTAATAATAGTGTTATTTAATCTTCTTTTTCTTTTAAAGTTACAGGTATTATTTTTTGCTTTTTTGATTATCTCTTGTAGTTGTTCTTGTGAACATTCTAATACCTTAATACTGTAGTAATCGAAATGATTCATAGAATACCTAAAGCACTTACTCAAGTAAGTGCTTACTTGGTTTAAATAGTTAAGATAGTGTAGCGTGAGTATTTTCAGCAGCTAGGGCAGCATAGGCAATTAAATCTTCAGCACTATCAATATGTCCACCTGCACGTTGACGTGCCATCTTTAATAGAATCATAAAGTGCCAACCTTGCTGTTCTGTAAGGTTAGTACCATAGACTGCATTAAATGCTGCTACAGTGCTTGCCATACTGCGTTCTTTACCTGAACCATCGTACTGCTTACCACGCTCTGCTAATAGTTCTGAAGCTTTTAAACACAGCTCTGAAGCATCTTTTGTCACCTGACTAGACATAATCATCCCCTCAGTTTTAAATAGCATACTTTGATTGCTTTTCTCATAAGTTACTTCCATCAATAGCTGTACAGGCATCGCCACGCTCACCAACCGCGCAAGCGGATTGAGAAGCTAATAAAGCTTTGAGAGATTCAATCTCTAGCTTTTTATTAGTTAGTTGAGTATTAAGACTGTGAATAGTTCTTTGAGCTTGCTCAAGCTGTTCTGTAAGTCTTTGGTTTTCTTCTACATAGTACTCAGCTTTGGTTTGGTTCATTTTTTTCCACCTTCAGTCAAAATGTAGGCAGTAACAACACATGAAGTACATTCATTAATGTTATGAATGTACTTATGTATTTCTTGATTTATTATTGGAGCAAGTTCAGACAATCTTAATTTGCTTTGAGAGTTAAACGTAAAAGGGGTAATTTTGATTGTGGTAGGGGTATCTATACGTAAGGAGACATTAACTCTCCAGTATCTAGGCTTCTTAGATAAGTGACGTACTTTACCTGCTACAATGTCAAAATTACCACTTCCTTTTACGTGTGTTACTGCATCAAATTGAACATAGTGTTTACTTGGAAGTAACACTTAGTATTCTCCTTGCGTGAGGGCAGCCCATGAAACAGGGTAGAGAGGTGCAATAATGTTATTTACCTGTTCAGCAAGGTCTTGTATTTCTTGTTGAGCATGACTGTCACTACGCTGATTGTAGAAGTTGGCAAAGGCATACAAGCTACCAGTCCATACCCAATTTACTTCAGTACCTTGAGGTAAGATAAAGCGAGCCTGTTCAGGACATACACCATCTGCAATCATTTGTTCGTAAAGATAAATAGCATCTAGTACATGACTTCTGTAAATTTCTAAAGCATTATTAGTTTTAGACACGTTTTTAGACTTGTCGTGTACCCATCTAGCAATAGATAAAGTTTCTACTATTTCTTTACTACTACCTTGTTTTACATTGGCAGCAGCTTTACGAAAGTATTCAGGAATATAAACAACAGGTGTACTGCTAATGTACCGTCTTGATTCTTCAGACTCTACAAAGCCAATTTTGTGTTTAAAGCATTGAGTACGTATAGGTACTGGTGCAGACATACGTAATGTAATGTGTGGATGCCCAAACGGAATCCAGTGTTCAGGAATAGAGCGTAAATATACTGCTAAATCATGTGCTGATTCTTGTGTGGTAATGTTTTCCATGCTGTTAAGTAATTCTTCCCAGTTACCCGAAGCCATACCACGAGCTAAGAATTTAACAAGATTATTGTTTTGTTCTTTAGTAAAGTTTTGAGCTAACTTACCAAATGATTGTCGAGCATAATTAGCTACGTCATCATCAGTTAAGTAGTGGTTTTCATAAATTGCTTGCATGTTACGTTTTCCTATTTAGTAAATAAAAAGAGGGCAGTTAAGCCCTCTTTAGTAATTAATGGTTAGAGTATGTCACACACCCCACCAACACAGGCCAGTGTTTGAGAACTTACTGTTTCATCTTCTTTTTCAAACATAGGTAGTAATGACCAGTCAATGTCAGGTGAAGGGTTATCTTTAATCCATTGGTTTAAAGACTCTTCAGTCATGTCTTGGTAGGGTGCTTGTTGATAAGTATGATCTGAGTGAGGTAAGAAGCTAATACCACTGACTTCATCAAAGTGTTCATATACCCATGCACCTACAGCTATCCATTCATGTTCTTTGACTGTGATCGTTACTGAAGGTTTGTGTTCGCACCAATTACGCTGATAAATCAGCCACAGTTCAAGCTGTTCAATAGCAGTCATATCGTTGCGAGTGATACAGCCTTTAGGTGCTACTTGAGGAAAAGAGACTACAGCAGTACTATCAGGACGCATTGCATCATCTTCTATAGGCACTCCTTGATGCTTTAGTAGGGCATATACAGGGTCTTTCTTATCAATGCGTACAGTGCGTATATAGTGGTGATTATGACGAGCATGAATACCTGAAGCTGTATCGCATAATTGAGATACAGTGCCACTTGGTTTGACACAGGTAATTGCAGCACTTGGTTTAATACCAAGCATTTCAGCTACAGTTTTATTAACAGCAACACAACCTTCACGTAAATAGTCAAGCATTTGTTCTAAGTACTTTTTATCACCTTGTCCTGATGTGATAAGGTTATCCATAATACCTGTCATAGATACACCAAGTAGTGCTTCTTCTTCAGTATTCTTAGTCCATGTTTCTGATAGGAAGTTAAACTTAGTTAATGAAGCTTGGAATGTACCTAAGATAGTGGCAATACGTACTTTTTGAGAGAGTATGCTAATGTCATCACCCTCACGGACAATGACTTCTGTAAGGTTACAAAACTGTTTATCACGTAGAATAATTTCTGCACATGGATTGACTCCAAAGGACATGTTAGGATTTCTACGACCATATTTAGCTGCTTGGTTTTGTGCAGCTACTCTGTTGAAGATACCACGTTCACCTGACTTAGATTTTACTAATGCTAACCACTCTTCCATAAAGATTTCAGCACTTGGTTTTTCAGTATAGGCAACACTGTTATTTGCTAAACCACGCTGAGGGTTATCTATCCACCATTGACCTGACTTAGCATCACGCATACGTTGGTCTGATAGGTTTGATAGACTAATTAGTGCAGAACGTCTCACACCACCTACAACTACAATTTCACCTACCATGCACAGGATGTCATGCACATCAATAGAGGTTAGCTTTTTACCTAATGAATGCTTAAATTTATTAATGGTAAATTCAAATAACTTTTGTAACGGTTTAGAACCACTGGCTCTACCACCAAATGTCTTAAGCCTTGCACCTGCAGGGCGTAGCTTAGAGTAGTCAATTTTAGGGATGTCCCCTGAGTAGAGAGCAGATAACAATTTAGCATACGCTTTAGCCCAACCCTCTTTAGAATCACCAACTACAATAACATCTTCTGATGGTTGTAGAGATTCAGGTACTACAGGCAGTTTAGCTACTTCTTGACGTTCACAACTGAAGCCAACACCAGTACCACACATAAGAATATACAGAGCTTCTGAGAAGGCACGTTTATTATTAATTGCAATGTAGGAGCAGTTGAATCCTGCAATATTTTCACGCTTTAAAGCTTCACCTGCGGTCATTAAAGCCCGCATAGAAGGCATTACTTTCATGTCTAAGATGTACTGTTTACATTCATCTAATAAAGCTTTTAATTCAGGGGTATTTGCTTTTTCTTGTTTGAAAAATTCAATGTATCGTGTAACAGTTTCTTCCCAAGTTTCTCTACGCTTTTCTGTTTCAAGCCAACGAGCATAACGTGTTTGGTGGATAAACTGTTGATAAGGTGACATTGCTGTAGTCATTGTTTTAATCCTAAGTGCTTAAGTAAGTACTTAGCTAAACCAAGTACTTACACTATTTGGAAGAGTTGAAGTAGGGAAGGTTATAAGTCTTGTTCTTTAATGAATACACCATCAATAATTTGACCTTTACGGTCTTTGATTTCGTTGTAAGCATCAGATAAACATTCTTGTAAGGTAAAGCCTTGATTGATAGCAATAGCTGCTAAATGACTTAATAGACGCTGTAAGTAACTACCTTTGTAGTTAGTACTGTGGTTATCAGCACTAAGCCATGTAATCTCATTAGCAATGAAATATAGCTGTGTAGGTGCAGGGTTTGGTGAATACACACCTACTTGTGCAAACAAATCAAAACCAGTGATGTTTGTTAAAGTACCATCACGATCAGCTAATCCTTGTAGCATAATAGCTACTACAGCCATGTCACCAATACTGTCTTTGACAATAGCAGGTTTCTTTTTAGCAATACCCATTGCTAATTCACCTGCTTCTTCAAATAGCTTAACCCATTGACCAGTGTATGTACCACCATTGGCAGCAAACATATTACGATCTTTACCCCATTGGGTAATTAAAGCATGTAGTTCTTTCAAGCTTTTTAATTGCATTTAAGTTTCCTTTGTTGGTTTAAGTAATTAAGTAAGTACTTATTTAAGAGCTATCTCAGCTCTCCGCATTGCCAAGTACATAGCAGTTGGAATATCAATTTTACCTTGTAAATAAATTACTATTAGGTCTCGGTTTGGTATAGAAGGGGATACCCATTCTTCGATGGTTTTAGCTTCACCTAAACCATAGAGTCTAAGATTAAACTTATGTACTTGTAAAGCCTCTACAATAGCATTACCTGCCTGTCTCATTTCCCAAGTAGGAATAGCAATAGTAGATTCTGTATTTGGTTTAGCTGCATGAACAAATAAATGAGCATCATT